AGAAAAACCGCCTTCCTCTGCTTTACGTTCTTCTATGTCAGAATGATACGGCTCAGGGTCGCCAAGATCCACGTCTCTGTAGAAGCCTGCAGCTTGTAACTTGCGTATCTCGTTCTTAGTCTTACGCATTACGTGTGTAACGCGTTCAGCCGTCTCTATATGGCTTGCCCCATATGGAACTATGACATCTTCAGCAGGGATGTAGAGAGCTACCTGACGCCCGTAATTAGGGTCATAATATACCTTCTTAAACGCGGACCCAGCCAACCCAAGGCTATATAAAAGACGTTCGTGTTCTGAACGGTATTCAACCATGTTCTCAGTAAGTTCATAGTTCATATCTGCCTTTACGCGCTCGGCAGCTTCTAGCTTATCCTTAGTCTCTTCACCAAGGATTTTAACTTTAACAGGACCAGCAGCAGGGAAAGTTTCACTCATCGTCTCCGCTTGGAACCGGATAGCCGCCTCGGCAAGCACTGTGGAGTATACGCCACACGCGCCTTCCCACGGCTCAGTACGCTCTTCGTACTTAAACCCTAAAACATCTAGACCTTTAACAAAGGTGTCCGCCCAGTCTTTACGTCCATCTATGTCGGCTTGGACAAGACTACTAAGTTCGCTAGCTATCTGACCTAGATGCCCTTCGTCTAACACCTCAGCGATGTTAATATCAAATTCAGTTACGTCTGATACTTCTGCCCCCGGTATAATGGTAATCTCCATACTACCATCATCCAGAGTTACTGCGTCTGGGTTAACAATCTCTATCTCAAGATCGCTATCTTCAATCTCAGCCTCTTCTTCTAGGCCAAGAGGTGCAGCATACAGCCCTTTTTCTACAGCCATGCCCTAATCCTCAATAGTAACCGCCACGACGTTGCTTAAAGTAAACTACATCCTCCGGCTCATCAGAAGGTAATCGGATGAACCCACCCTGCCTGAATCGCATAAGTGCCATAACAGTAGAGTCAACTAAGTCATCATGGCTCATAAAAGGAAATCCTGCAATCTCTTCTATAACTTCTTCAGCCCAACGGGTAGGGGGTACCCACACAATACCAGAAGCTACAATATCAGCTACAGAATTTAATCGTGCTAACTTGTCGCCTGATCCTCTATGGGGGGTATACTCAGATATAGGTAATCCCATACGCCGCATCTCTTGGTAAAGGGCCGTACCAGCACTCTTCTTTTCGACGATAAACGCGTCAGGTTCCCATTCTGCGTATTCACTCATGGCGAGTTCCTTTAGGTCAGGGAACTCAAGCCGTTTCTTTATGCTATTCAACAGCACAATATTGTAAGCGTGGGTCTCTTCATTAAGGAACACGCCCCACGTCGTTAGGGCTGTAAAGTCCGCGCGGTTATGTGTTTCTGCTGCCGCATCTAGAGACATGATTATATACTCGCAGGTGGGTGCGTAGTCCTGTTGCCATGTATTCCACCACTCACGTTTAATAATCGAAGCCTCTTCAGCGGTAGGCTGTTGCTGATACTGAGCGTTCCACTGGAACGTAGGCATTGACGCTTTGGTACGTAATAATGCGTCTAGATCAAAGAACTCAGGCCAGAGCGGTTTTTGTATGGGGGCACCTGTCTTTGCATCATCTACATCTAATATGGCAGGGAACTCTACAACTTCGTACTGGTCCGCTCTTTCATTTTGTGCCATATCTCGCGTAACTCGTCCTGTGAGGTCGTCCATATGCCACCGGGTCTGAATAATCGCCACCCTACCCCCTGGCATGAGTCGTGTTCTCGCTCCGAAGGTGAACCACTCATAGGCTTTATCAAACACCTCAAAGTTTCCATTGATGACATCTTGTTCGGAATGGGGATCGTCCACGAGCAGGAGGTCAGCACCGCGACCAGCAAGGGCAGAACCAATACCACACGCATAGTACTCCCCTCCGACATTAGTGTTCCATCTACCAGCAGATTTACTATCCTGTGCAAGACTTACCGTGGGGAATATACTTTTATAGGTATCTGTTGCAATCATGTTCCGCACTTTTCTACCAAAATCTACTGCGAGATCAGTAGTGTGCGAGACCATCATAACCTTTTTATTTGGGTTCCTACCAAGGAACCACGCCGGAAACATGATGGAAACTAGCTGTGATTTACCATGACGAGGGGGTATATTAACACAAATACGGTCTTTATTCCCTTTCTCAATGTCCATAAGCATGTCTGCAAGCATCCGATGGTGCTTTCCAACGATATAATCGGGCTGCATACGCCTACAGAACTCAATCAAGTCATCACGAGCTAGCTGATTTATCCTACGATTCGCTAACTCATCTGTAATTCGGTCAATTTCTTCTATTTCTTCGGGTGTAAAGGCGTCTATGTTCGCCAACATGCGGTTTATATCGTCTTCAGTGAAGCCAAGCGCAGTATTATCCATCGGATTCAGCCTCGGAACCTAGTTCGTCGTCCAAATTTACCCGTTCAGGGGCAGTTTCTTCAGCTTCGCCGTCAATTATTACGATTTCTTCGTCGTCTTCAGCAGGATTTACCAGTTTTGCGAGCTTAGAGCGTAGTTTTTCACGTAATTCGTCGGTAGTTTGGTGTGTAATTGTTACTTCAGTCTTCTCAGAGAACAGTCCAACGTCCGAAATCTTACCTAAAAGCTCTAATGCACGGATTCTGACCCTTGGATCTGGGTTTTCAGTCTCCTCAATAAGCTTATTTGTCACCAAATGACGTATCTGAACCGAACTCTCGACGATAGAATGGCTAAACTCAGACAAAATATTACGCACTACGACAAGAGATGCGGGTGTTAACTGTGCAGCGCGCTTATTTGTGACGGTTTTGGAAGTTTTTTCCGGGTTATTTGCGTATGCCACAGCCAATTTAGCCGCTAATTGTTCGTCTTCTGGGGTTGGTTCTACATCTAAACCGTGTTCTGCGAGTATCTCAGCAGTATTACACGCAGCCTCAGCGCGCTCCCGTAGATCTACGTACGGAACGTCGTCCGAATAAGGGACTCCCAGTTCAGGGGTCAAGGCTATTGCCATCAACATGCTCGCAGGTTACTAACCGTATATCGCGTATATACATATAACATCAAATATAAACAAGGGGAACACAGTGCCAATATATAGCTTCAAATTAGAAGAAGGCGCATTTGAGTCCTGCTTTCATGGTAATATAGACAGGGCAATAGAAGATTTAATTTCTCGAAACGAAGTTGTTGGAAGAGAAGTAGACGTAAAAGTACTTGGCAGCAACCTAGCTACCTTCGTGTTGAGGTATCCAAACATAAATAGAGAGGTCAACGGCACTATATATTCAAGAGAAGGTGCTAACACAGACCTCGGTGTGAACCTACAGCACGTCGAAAGACGTATACTAAAATATAAAAAGCAGCGTATGGCCGAAACACGCATCGTAGAAAAGATGAATCTACCTGCAGCATTGGTCCGGCAGATAGTACGTGGCCTATCTATGTATAACGAACTGCCCCCATATAAGAGAAGTTACGCTAAAGACAATTAAGGATCTGTAACTTTAGTAGCGGCCAACGCAGCTTCCCAACTAGTAGGTTCAAGGTCAGGCGCGCACATTTTACTATATGATACACGTCTGGTGCGTCGGTTCGCTAAATCTGTGACATAAAAGAAAACTAATCTTCGTATATCCAATGCTACGCACGCCACGATATCGCAGTCATCCGGGGTAAGGCTAGCTTTACCTCCGCCTCTATTGGTCTGCCACTGATACCCATAACCGTCAATTCTTCTTAGAGTAGTCTTCACCTGAATACGCAGCATCTCTTTTGCGCGAATAGCTAGTAGGTCAAAACCATCGGCGTCCACTAAAGCAGCGGTCCAGCCAAAAGAGTGGAGGACGCTACATGCTAGGTGTTCGCCCGCAGTTCCAATGTTGCGGGCACTTAGTGTCAATTTTAGCGTCCCCCAACATATATTTTATATAAAAAATTTTTTTACACTATCGGTTTTTAAAACGATAGGGGGGGTTTCCTGTGACGCCGAACGTAAAGAATCGGCGAAAATTCGTGTAAATTAGTAATTATACAGACGAGATGGTACCAAGTCGCTGATCGGGGTGGTGGGGGTAGGGTAGGGTCCAGGCGTCCAGATTTCCGGTGTTAGTCACTGACTAACAAAAAATGACATATCTTATCAAATAATGTTATCTAGTGATGATTTATCTATTGTTAGTCACTGACTAACAAGTTAAACATAATTCACCGAGCGGCAAACAAGCCGCCGGATAACTAGCGAAGGGAAAGACGATATGTCTAACGCTAAACAAGTACCCACTGGATTCGCCACTATTGAAGTATGGGCTACGGCTCAAGGCGAAGCCGAACATACGTTGGCTAGAGCCATCCAGTACATTCTAGGCCGCAAGGATAAGCCGGATCTGGAATGGTATGGCAGACCCGGCAAGGATGCCTCAGCCGCACATAGGCGCTTCTATGACCAACTAAACCAGGCGATCGCCAAGGGTATGTCGAAGCAAAGGGTCGACCCGAAGAAAAAATATAACGGTAGGAAGGATAACAAGGCGGATTGGTATAGACTCTTTATGTCCCCTAAGGAGTCACTACCGGAAGGCAACCAGCCAGGCGATAGAGGCGCTACCAAAGGCACGGCTGGCTATGGGACTAAGCGTAATATTCACGCACAAGTTGGTCTCTACCGGGGCCGGATAAAATCGGCCCATGAGGCAGCGCTTGGTGGTAACAAGAAAGGTCCAGACCAGAAACGTACAGACGACCGGACGTTCTGCCTGGAGAGGGTCACGGCCATGAAAAAACGTCTGCAGAAGGCAGCCGAGAGCAACTTCGACGTAGTTGAAGCAACACGACATCTCGCTGCCTTTGAGAGGGTAATCAACACACCTCTAAATGATAAATAACCAACCTGGGCGGGGCTTCGGCTCCGCCCTTTTTTATGCCTTGATGCCAGTTATCTGAGTCGCGCCGAGCTTATAAGAATCGGCAAAGAAGTTTACAGTTTGTTAAGCACGAGCGTTGTTAGTCACTGACTAACAAGAGATACCAGTTATCTGAGTTGCGAGGAGCCTATTGTTCCACAATGTTCCACAATGTTCCAGTACGACTGGAACTTTATGTTTCGTGTAGTTTCGTGGTAAACGATGAAATGCAGTGCGCTCTTATATATATAAAATATAGTAAATAATAATAATAATAATAATGTTCCAATGTTCCACTAACCTATGCGGCCTACTTTTCATCGACCCCGAAAAATCTCTGCTCGCGCGTTCGTTCACCCCTCTTCGCGCGGTTCGCCAGAACCATCAAAATCACTGGAACATTGGAATAAATGGAATAAAATAAATATATCAAAGACTTAACATTGTTCCATTTGGAACATTACATAAAACAGTGGAATAATACACCAAACACCACTACTCCATAACATTTGACATACATAACCACTTCTAGTAATATATTAACAGTTGGTCATCGAGCCAATACAACCTGTTAGTCACTGACTAACAACTTACGGAGAACAAGTTATGTATAACCAATCGAGCGAACATGTTAGTCACAGACTAACAACGGGAGTTGACCAGGTGGTTGACCAGGTAGTCACCCAGGAGCCGCAGGCTCCATCTATTCCAACTATCGCATCGAGTGCCATGCAAGTTGAGTTGTCTATCTCACAGTGGACAGGTCGCAAGCAGGACAAACGAGCATCCGAGCGCGTTGTTGCTCAAAGCAATGCCGATTTGGGTGTGGCTAACGTCCACAAGAAACTGCTCGCCAACTGCGATGAGTTATCTGCCATACACACATTAACAGGTAGCGCACGTACGTTGAACTATTCGATGACGCTTCCCTGGTCGGACACTGGCATGAGGTTGATACCTACGGCGCGGTTCATGGACTACCACAAACAAATGACCGCTATCCAAGACAAGTGGGAGGATAGTGTTGCGGCGTTCTTGCAATCGTACGAGTGGGAGATATCAC